CAAGAAGTGGGCAGATGATCTGGTAGAGGAGCTTATACGGTTCCCTAACGCAGCCCATGATGACCAAGTGGATGCCTTAACAATGGCTGTTCACTACATGAAAGACTCCTGGCATCTTACCCACCCTGATGATCCTGAGTATGAAGACGCACCCCGTAGTAAGAGAACAACCTACTGGAATGTTTAAGATGATTTGTGAGAATGACAAAACTGTGGTATAATAGAAGCAAGGTTTAAACTTGGGGAATCACTATGGCAAATGATTATATGGCAAAGTTAGCTGCTGACTTAGAAGGCAGGACTATGGGTGGTCTAGCTTCTATGGGTCGTAGAGGCGATACTATGTTAGCATATGTTAGTCCCCAAGACGCAGAGATGCTCATGGAAGAAGGTGGCTCTGGTACGATTAATCCCATGACTGGCCTTCCTGAATTTTTTTGGTCTGCTGATACAAGTGCAGACGATGAAGGCAATCCTGGCGATGCTGGGGATGCTGGATATGATTTTGAGGAAGCAATGGCATTTGCGGAGTCAGCTAATTTAATAGGTAATAAACAAGGCAATTTTGATAACGTAGATGAAACAGCTTATAAACGAGCTGCTATAGCTGATCCTAATCTACCAACTGGTAAGCCGTGGGATCCTTCTACTCCAGCTAGTAAAGGTGGTATACCTCAAAAAGCATTAGCATATAAAGAAAAAAGAGAAAAAGAAGTATTAGAATGGTTGCGTCTTGTAGAACAATTAAAAACTAAAAAACCTGGAGAGAAAGTAACTACAGCATCAGGAAGAACTGTAACAAAAGCAGATATAAAAGCAAGAGATACAGAACGTGAAGCTCAAGCTGCTGTACGAGCAAAAGATTCGCTCCCAAGAGATAATGAAGGAAAAGTAAGTTATAATGCTCTTTTTGATAGATACGCCACTCCTAAAGAAAGAGATATGAAAACAGAAATAAGAAATGGAATTACAATTAGAACTAATAGAGTAGATCCTCCTGATACTTCTGAATTAATAGATAGACACTACAAGGCACATGGACTTGTTGAAGTAAAAGATAGAGCAGGACAATTAAGATTAGCAGATGATCCAGGTTGGGGATATTCAAAAGAAAATGTATATGATAGGTTAAAAAATAATCGTGACGAATGGGAAGATATAAAATTTCTTTCTTCTACTTTACCTGGTGGTGCTAGACTTCGTGACAGGTCTGGTGATCTTCTTACTCCAGAACCAATAAGTAGAGTATCTATCACGAATCTTGCAGGAGGAGGTAAGGTAGATGGTATACAGGCACTGGCTGATAGTATTGAAAGCTATGGGCGTAAAGGCGATACTATGCTGGCACACATCAATCCCAAAGAAGCACAGATGCTTAAAGATGCAGGTGGCTCTGGTACAATCAATCCTATGACTGGTCTTCCTGAGTTTTATGATATTGATGAGGGTGCAGATGCTGATTCTTATGATTACAGTGCAGATGCAGCATCAGTAGATGCAGCAGGTGATACTGGTGATGATGGTGCCAGTAATAATGCTGGTCCTAATAGTCCTGAAGCTATAGCTGCTGCTGTAGAAGCTGATAAAAAAGAAGATGCTCGTCAAAATTTAGAAAACTATTATGGTAAATCAGGTACATTTGATTCTCCATCTACTTCTAATTGGAATGAAAGAGGTGGTTTTGATTATGGTGCATCTGGTGCTATTGGACCTAGTGATACTTATTCTTTAAATCGCAGTGGTCAATTAGAAAGAGATAAAGATGGAAATATTATATGGCCTGAAGAGTACTGGCCGTATCTAAATCAACTAGCACAAGGCAGGACTATGAGAGAAGCAGAAAGTCTTCTTGCTGGTATGTTAAATATTCCTGGTATGGCTGGTTCGTTAACTTCTGGTTTTTTTGATGGTTATTCTTATGGTGGTCCTATGGGAACATTACTTGATTCTCTAGAGACAGGACGTACAAATGTTCTAGTATCAGAAGCAGCAAAAGCAAGACAAAAACAAGCGGAAAAAGATGAAGAAGGTGTAGCTCCTGCTGCATTAGCTGATTATGAAGAACCAGGATTTTTAGATAAAGTTGCGGGAGTGCTTGGTCTTGATGATTTTAGTTTAAAAAGTTTTAATCCTTTAGGAGATCCAACATCAAAACAACAAGCTATTATGGATTCTTTACAGGCCCAAGGTTTAAATGTAAGTAAATTAAGTGGAATGGATCAAACATTAGGATTTCTAGCTACTGCTGCGTTACCAGCACCACTTTCTGCTTTACAAACTCTTGGTGGAAGATTAACAGGCTCAAATATTATTGCTACTGCTACTGATCCTGTAAGTGGCCTTAACTATTTAGTAGATGCTAGCGGCAATCTTCAACTTGCTGGTGGTCAGTTAGATGACTTATCTGCGTATGAAGCTAGTGGTAATGAACCTGATATAATAAATAGACGAAAAAAAGCTACAGAAAAACCTAAAGAAGAAGAGAAAAAAGAAGAAGTAAAGAAACCATCTTTTCCTACAGCACGCCTACCTAGACTAACAGAGAGTGGTTTAGAAACAGTAAAATACGCATATAGAAATGATCCCCCTGAAGTTCTTGATAATATTTTAAACAAGTATAC